CAAAGTTCGGGTCTAGGGTGGTCAGCGGCGCTGTCTCCGCCATCAAGGGCAACGGCTTCAAGAGTGGCTACCAGGCTCGACGTACCGCGCAGAGCCCCAGGCGCCAGGCTGAGGAACTTCAGCTCGACACGTCCCGAGCCCAGCAGAACGTCAAGGATCTTGAGCGTGAGATCTCGGACCTGAAGACCAAGATCAGCGATCTCAAGACCGAGAACCTGAAGCAGCTTGCCGACGAGTTCGCCGGTAAGGACTCCAGTGTCAAGGCGAAGGCGGACCTGGCCGAGAAGGCGGTCCGCGACGCAGAGACCGCGGTGAAGAACCTCCGGGATCTTCAACTCCAGGGCCTCGAAACCGAGTTCAAGAAGCTCACGCAGAAGGACGACGCGTTCAAGACGTCGGTCGACCACTCCAAGTCGGCTGTGTCGGCCCTCAACGACCACAACCTGAACCACGTCGAGGGCGAGTTCAAGGGGCTCAAGGCGAAGTCGGACAGCGTCACGACCGCTGCCAAGGGCTCGATCAAGCAGGTAAACAAGCTCAACGGGCTTGCTCTCACTGCCCTGAAGGGCGAGGTCTCGCACGTCAAGAACGAGACGGACGACACCACCAAGAAGGTGGGTCCGGGGAAGTCGTCGCTGATTGGCCGTATCGGTCAGCTCAACTCGTTGCAGACGGACAAGATCGTCAAGGAGATCAAGAAGCTCAAGTCTGCACTGAGTGACACGGCCGGTGAAGCCGAGATCCTGAACACCCGACTGGACAACATCTCCAATCACGCTCCTGGTGGAAACAGCAAGAGCGGTTCCTCTAAGTCCTCCTCGAAGAAGAAGAGGAGGAAGGCCACTGGTGGTGTTCTGCCGGGCTACACGCCTGGTAGGGACGTGCATAGGTTCGTCAGCCCCACGGCTGGTGAGCTGCACTTGTCCGGTGGCGAATCGATTATGCGGCCTGAGTTCACCGAGGCTGTTGGGCACTCCTTTATTCACAAGATGAACCACATTGCTCGACAGAAGGGTGTCGGTGGAGTCCGTCACGCAATGAAGTTCGCCGGTGGCGGCATCCTCGGAAAGCTTGGCCTTGACAAGCTCATTGAGGCGTCGAAGAACTTCAACATCTCGTCGGATGGCCTTGGGGCCCTCGCCACGATGACGATGGACAGCTCTTCTCGGCAGCTTGGCGGCGACGCTCAGAGCGGCGTCGTGGGCGCCGGCACCTCGGGCTCTCACTTCATCGGTAAGGACTTGGCCGAAAAGCTCGAAGGCATGAAGAACTTCATGTCTCGGGACTCGTGGAATCTCCTCAAGAAGCTCCCAATTCCTGACGGCTACAGCCAGGCAATCGGCATTATCGGTGGGGCTGTCGGCCCTGTCGCCGGTGACTACTTCTGGAAGGACGTTTGGAAGGGCAAGGGCAACATCCTCCAGCGAGGCGAGTCGTTCATCAGCGACCTCCTTTCCTGGAAAACCCTGAAGAGCGTCGTGGGGAATTTCTTCGGCGGCGTCTGGGACACCGTAAAGAGCGTCTGGGACTCCGGGACCAGCTTCCTGACTGACCCGATCGGCTCCATAACCGACACTGTAAAGGGTGTCTGGGATCTGGTGGAGGGCGAGTATGACGGTGTAATCGACACGGCCAACGTGCTCAAGGAAATTGTCACCAGCCCGAAGGATTATGCCTCGCAGGTCTGGGGCGATGTCGAGTCGACCGCAAAGGATAGTCTTCCGAACCTGAAGGGGCTTTTCGATTTCTCGGGCAAGCACCTGAAGACGAAGGCGCCGGATGTCAGCAAGCTCGCGGATAAGCAGCTCAGCACTCCGGGAGTCGGCTCCTCGGTGTCTCGTTGGACGCCTCAGGTGAAGATGGCCCTGGCTCAGCTCGGGCTTTCTCCATCGAACCTCGCACTGGTCCTTCACCGGATCGGAGTGGAGTCCGGGGGTAACCCGAAGGCGATTAACCTGACGGACTCGAACGCGAAGGCCGGATATCCGTCTCAGGGACTGATGCAGACCATTCCGCAGACGTTCAAGGCGTATGCCGGACCGTACTTTAAGCGGGGTATTACTGACCCGCTTGCATCCATTTATGCCGGCCTCAACTATGCCGTCCATAGATACGGATCGGGCTGGACCAAGGCTCTCTCTGGGATCAAGGGCTATGCCACTGGTACCAAGGGTGCGGCCAAGGGTTGGGCTTGGGTCGGTGAGGAAGGCCCGGAACTGGTCCAGTTCGGGGGCGGGGAAACCGTTCTGAACCACCAGGATTCTAAGCTGGCGACGGTCAAGACTCTCAAGGGATACGCGACCGGTACGGGAAGCAAGCGAACCACGGGTGTAGCTGCGGACGCCGAAAAGGGCGTCTCGTCGCTGAACTCCGCGGTGAACAAGCTGTACCAGATCATCAAGGACGCGTTCACCTCTAACCGGATCAGCTCGAAGACTGCGAACTCCCTGAACAAATGGCTCGACGGAGAGAACAAGCAGCTCCAGAAGCTCGTCAAGCAGCGGGCCGACCTGGCGCCGAAGCTGAAGGACGCGAACGCCAAGCTGGCTCAGATCAAGAAGGACGAGTCCGCCATGGCTTCGTCCATCTCGGACAAGGCCAAGGGGCTGCGTTCCCTCACGGACGTGTTCAACGACTCCGGGGTTTCGGCGTCTGCCGGCCTCAACAGCCTGCACGAGCGTCTGGCAGCGATTAAGTCCTTCCAGAGCGATCTTTCGGCGCTCACAAAGAAGGGATTCTCCAAGGACATCATCAGCGAGATTGCCCAGGCAGGGCCCGAACAGGGCGACTCCATGGCGAAGGAGCTACTGAAGTCCACTGCTGCTCAGGTATCCGACTACAACAAGACCTATAAGGCCATCGGAACGGCTAGCGATTCCCTCGGAAAGTCGGTTGCTGGCTCGTACTACAAGGCAGGCAAGGCGGCGGCTCAGTCACTCGTCGACGGTCTGACCGCGAAGGACAACAAGCTGAAGAAGCAGATCGAGGGTATCGCTGACACGATCACGAAGACCCTCAAGAAGAAACTGCACTTCAACTCGAAGACTCAGGTCAGTGCCGGTCTGGCATCTCTCCTCACCTGGCTGACTGGTGAAGGCCAGGCGGTCAAGGGCGGAGGCAACACCTCCAAGAAGAAGACGACGAGGGTCACCACGACCTATTCGACGGATTCGAAGGGCCGCAAGGTCACGACGGTTACCACCACGACGACTGACCCGGCAAAGGGAACTACCACCACGGTTACCGAAAGGACCGTCGGCGGTAAGACCACGAAAACCACCAAGGTCAGCAAGATCAAGGGTTACGCGACCGGTACCCGCTCCGCTTCCCCTGGCATGGCAATGGTGGGTGAGCGGGGTCCTGAGTTGATCAATTTCGGTGGGGGTGAGCGCGTCTACAACGCCAAGGACACGGCCGGGATGGTGGGTCCGAAGTACGAGATCCACGTTCACGAAGCCAAGTCCGAGAACACCACTCAGGCGGTTCTTCGGGCGATGAAGTACGCGGAAACGATGGCCGCGTTGTAATCGACAAGGAGTGTTAAATGCCGATTCCCGCAGGGCCACAGAATCCCGACGGTGGGCAGTGGGATCTCAACCCACTGATCCCGATTCCGGAGGATTGGCAGCACACCTACGTGTCGATCACAGGGAGCAATGGTGAGGGGGAGGAGATCCCCCTCACCGGCTTCCAGAACCGTTGGTGGCCGGCAATCGTGATCCAGCCGGGGGCGTCAGGGCTCGACATGCCTCCGTTTGAACTGCACACGGACGACTCCCCGAACCTCGATGGCTCGATCTACCGAGGTTCAAGGGCAGCAGCCCGGCAGATCCTCTTGCCGGTGTTCGTCTATGGGGTCGACCGGAAGACACTGACCTCATTCAAGCGCAAGCTTGCCAGTGCGCTGAATCCCAAGAACGGGTTCTGTGTCCTGACGTTCATCGAGCAGGACGGAGCGGCCCGCCGCATTAAGTGCTACTACGTGAACGGCATGGAAGGAAATGAATCCGTCGACACCTCGGGCTTCGACTGGGTGTCCTACGGTATCCAGCTCATTGCCGTTGACCCGTGGTTCTACGGGGACACGGAAGAGGTCGCTAACTGGACCTTCGGCACGCCGTCGCCGTTCCTAGGCAACCCGTTCTTCCCGATCAAGCTGAGTAACGGCACGCCGGCCTCAGGCCAGCTCATCGTCAACAATCCGGGCGACATCGAAGCCTGGCCTGTCTGGACGATTACCGGACCTCTGAAGTCCTTCAAGTTCACTGGCCCGGACGGTTCGAGCTGGGGCATCCCGGCGCAGCCGGGTGGGGCTGACTGCCTGGCCAACGGGCGGACACTCACGATCGATAGCCGTCCTGGCTACAAGACAATCACGGACGACCAGGGGACGAATTATTTCCCTCTGATGTCCGCCAACCCCAATTTTTGGTCGGTGCCTGTGGGCACGTCGACTGTCCAAGCTGATCTCGTCGCCGGTAGCGGAACTCCCTCCGCGAAGGTGGAGATATTCCCGCGCTATACGACTTACTGACATGAGGTGCACATGGGCTATCGGGTGGAGGTGCGCGACGCTGCACTCAACCGAATAGGCATTATCGATACGTGGATCTCGATGGACCTTGTGATCCGATACTCGGCGCAAGGCTCATGGCAAATCCTTGTGGAGGCGGGGACGCCTCAGTCTGACCTTCTCCAGAGGGGTGGGGGCGTCGCCATCTATCAGGATGGCGTTGACCTCCCCATCCTCACGGGGCAGATCGAGAGCTTCCAGCACTATTGGACCAACGATCAGCACACGTCGATGGGATCGCTCTACTTCGGTGGGAAGTGCGACAACAAGCTTGCGTACAACCGGCTTGCCTACCCCGACCCCACCAAGGCGGCAACGCAGCAGTGGAATACCACAGACGACACCCGAGCAGTTTCAGGCCCGGCTGGTCACCTGATCTGGGACGAGCTGAACAAGGCTCTTGGTCCTGGTGCTCTGGCTAACCGCCAGGTGGCCGGCGCGATCGTCGGCAGTGACGCCGCGATCGGCAACACGATCTCTGACAACCTCCAGTGGGACGTCATCGGCACAAAGCTTGAGAGCTGGACCGACACCAAGACCACCGGATACCGGTTCCTGTACGACCCCAACGCCAAGGCCATCAACCTGTATCTCTACGCTCCGCGGGACCTGTCCAAGTCCATCCGCTTCAGCAAGGAACTGGGCAACCTGCGTGAGTTCACGTGGAACCTGACGGCTCCGACTGTGACACGCGTGATTGTGGCCTGCCAGGGCACCGGCAAGGGCCGGTACATGTACCAGCAGATCGACACCGCCACTGAGGCCGAGTGGGGCATTCAGATCGAACAGTTCCTTGACCGGCGAGACCTCCCCATCAAGGCGGACCCCACTACCGGACAGCCCATCAAGGCTGACCTTTCGGTGACGGATGCTCAGTTCGCCACGGCTCAGCAAGCCGTTCTCGACGCAGCCACTGAGGCTCTGACTCAGGGTGCCAAGAACGGCAACTTCCAGATCTACCCAATCGATACCCCGCACATCAAGTTCGGCCGCGACTATTTCGTGGGCGACATCGTGACGGTTGCCGTGGACGGCACCGAATACGTGGACATCGTGCGCGAGGTGGCCATCACCGTGGACCAGGGCGGGCAGACGGAAACCGTGGCCCCGTCCATCGGTGATCAGGGTGCAGGTAACCCGCTCAATCTTTACAAGACAGTTTTCGATATGCGTGAGAAGCTGCGCAAGCTAGAGGCGAGGATGTAATGGCAAACGAGATAAGTTACCCGTTCACCGCCGATAGCGCCGGTGGCGGCGCGCAGATGATGTCACAGGCTCAGTGGCAATACATGGCTCGGGTCTTCGCCAAGGACCGCGTTGACTTCCGGCTGGACCAGACGAGCATTGACGCCTTCTCCCTGCCGTTCACGGCCGCCGTGGTCAACGGCACGTCGGTGTCTGTCGCCCCCGGCCGGGCGATCGTCGGAGGCTTCTACTACCAGCTAACGGCCAGTGCAACGGTCAGCATCGCGGCCAACACCGGAAGTACCGGCCGCATTGACGTGGTCGTTCTCCGGGCGAACCTGTCGAACAGCTCCGTCAACCTCGCGGTGGTCCAGGGCCAGCCCGCGGCGACCCCCAAGGCGCCGGGTCTGACCAAGACCTACGGCGGTGTCTGGGAGATGCCGCTCCATCAGGTCACTGTGCCGGCCAACCTCGGCGCTCTGAGTCTCATCAACGTCATGCCGTTCGATGTCCCTGAGCACATGGCAGTGCCGTGGAATGCCCTCCAGGCGGCTGCCTACCAGGCGAACGGCTCGTTCGTCGTGGACATGGACAGCAACAACACCGATACGCAGTCTGAGTATTGGATCGGCCGAGACGGCAACGTGATTGCGCGTGACCTCGCCAAGCCTCGTGGATACACCCCGAGTTTGGTCAACGTGAACACCGACCTCCCGAGCGCGAACAGAACGGGACGTTGGCGTTGGATCGCCCCTGGGACGGTCTACTTCTCGGTCTACCTGAAGAACGACTGGGAAGACACCGGACCGACGAGAACGGGCACGAGCACCATCGGCGTCACTCTTCCGACAGCCGCAAGTGGTGCCACTGGTCAGGTAGTTATGGGTCTGCTTCGAAACCCCAACTTCAACGGTGGGTTGCCCAACGTGGTTGAGATCTTCGCCGAGATCGGTCAGAGCAGTTCCGGTCAGACCGTCGCGTCGCTGCTCTACCCGAACCCGACCAACACCAGTGAGGGACTGGACGGCCTTCGAGCCATCCCCCCGCTTTCCAACCTCAAGATCTCCGGAGTGTACGAGGCATCGACCTTCGGCAACTAACCACAACCACTGACGAGTTAGGCCCGCTGGCATCTCCAGCCGGGCCTTTTTTCATGCCCTTAGGAGGTGCCTTTTGGCACGCAACCTTTTTGGCGGTACTGCGGATAGCGTTGCCGAAGACATAACCGGTGCCCGAGTGGCCAACGCCGTGGGAACCGTCTGGAACGGTCCGAGTGCCGGCGCGGCGCAGTTGACGGACCTGACTGACATCAACGGTGCCCCGCTGCTCCAGCTCCAGGCGGACGGAGTCGGCTACCTCGCGGCCTTCTTCGGCCCCGATGGATACCAGGGTCGCTCTGGTCTCTGTCACGGTCGGAGAGCGGTTCGGCTCCCACGTCTCCGGGATCGACCCTCACGGGGACCGCGCTTACGCGGATGCGACCTTCGTTCGTCAGTCGAGCGCCGCCACGGTCAGCGTCAAGGACTATGGAACCGCAGGTAACGGCACCGCCGATGACACCGGTGCTATCCAGGCCGCCATCAATGCTCTCGGCACAGCGGGCGGAACCGTCGTCTTCCCGCCCGGCAACTACCTCTTGAACGGCTCCAGCCCACTCAACCTGCCCGCACCGATCACCCTTCAGGGAGCCGGCCACGGGGCAACCTCCATCCGGATCGGAGCCGCGTTCACCGGCTCCAGTGCCATCACGGTGTCTTCTGACGACTGCATGATTCAGGGACTCCAGATTCGAGGAGACTCCTCAACGACCACTTCGAATCCCGCCTGTCACGGCGTGACGGCTTCGGGCGCTCAGGAACTCAGAGTCTTCAACACGACCTTCCAGTGGATCAACGGCTACGCCCTGAGACTCTTCGGTTCTGCGAGCACCACCCTGCACGGCACTCAGGTCAAC